CAGCAGTTATGTTCATCAAGTTATCAATGACAATCAACTCAGGTGGCTGTCCGAAGAGTTCAACGTAGGCCCTTATCTCCAACTCCAAATCGTCAATGTTTGGAGATGAATCAAAGACCCACTTGATGTGTGAAAGTTTGTCTAAATGTGCATTGTAGTACTGGCTATTGTCTGAAAGGTTTGCCTCAACTGTCACTTGTGAGTGACCAGATAAATGCGATACGGACCTCATCATTACTGTTGTTGTGTCAGTGTCTGCAGAAAAGAAAAGCGTAGGCACTTTGGCTTTGATTGCATAGATCAGAGCGAACATAGACTTACCGGCGTTCGGTGCAGCAGCTACCATACATACCTGGCCTCTGCGAAACTTAATACCTTCAGCTTTTAATCCATCCCACACGTCCGGCAATGGTGTTGCTTTGGTAAGCACACCACTCCAAGCGCGGGAAAGATTAAGCACTCTTCCAGTCCTTTACTCTAATCTTGCTTCGTGTACGTAACAAGGTGCGTTCGTATTCTGTTAACCCACCCCAGATACCAAAGCGTTCATTCTTAATACCCCATTGAGCGCATTCAGTTTTGTGAATGCAACTGCGACAGATTGACTTTGCATAACTAGGGTCTAGTAGCTTACGGTTTTCTGGGTCATCTCTTTCTGGAAACCAGAAGTCTCCACCAATCTCTGCACATAGCGGGTTCTCGTATTCACGAGGCTCCCGCACTTGTTATCTAACCCAGATAGTGTCGCACTTGTCTACTGCACCCTTTGGCGCAGCACACATATAGCCCTTCCAAGGTCCCTTAGCTGATGTACCTGAACGGAAGGCCATCTCTCCGTGTCGGCACGTGTGTGCCTGTCCATTAGATTGAACTGCTACTGGTTGTGCTTGCGGTGGTGTTTCAAATTGTCGTGCAATTGATTCAACAGTTGGTGCTGGTGCTGATGCACCACCGAGTAGTTCCCTGCCTGTTGTTTTAATAAGAGTAGATACCATTGCTAGATCTGTTAGACCAACCTCTAGGTCTTTGACATCCTTTGCGTAAAGATTGATGAGTGTTCCATCAGGCAACTTATAGTTGACCTGGAACTTTGTTCCTTCTACTGACATTTACTTACCTCCACTTTGTTTTACAGATAAGCGATGACTCTCAGCGCCTATCTTCTTAGGGACATACCCTAAAAGTTTTTCTACTTCTTCACTATCAACAGTCTCGCGCCCTCTGACAGTGCTCCAACTTACTTCTATACCAGAGTTAGTAACTCCTAGTAATCCTTCAAAGGTTGCCTTCAAAGAATCTTGTTCTTTCTCTAGCTCTTTAATCTGTAATGCTAACTGTAAATACATCAGTGCATTCCTATCAATATCAGGATCTGCAATGACTACATCAGTCACTGGTGTACGTTCTTTTTTTAGACCAACGCATCCCATCTGCCCACTTGCGTCATAGAACTTACAATAGAACTGACAGTAACTTGCATCTTTCTCTGGTGCTGGTGCCTCTGCTGCTTCTTTAACAGCCGCTAGCCAACCGAGTGCCTCTAGTGCAATGGACTCATTGTAGTCTTCGGTGTGAACCTTGACATCTCTTTCGTCCCCGTCCCTGGCAATTGCTACCAGTGACACTCGGTTGACCGCATAGCCGTTTTTAGCTAGGAGGTAGCCGTAAAGATGTACCTGCCACCGTTGTTGTGTTGATGGAAAGTAAGAAAGGTTCCGGACCTTACTTGTCTTCCAGTCAATGACATCACCAGTACCAGGTACAAAGCAGTCAATGTGTGCTTTCATTCCATTGTATTCAGCTTCAACTTCTACTAATACATCTGGGTTATCTGCTAGTGCTCTTTCAATTTCTGCGTGGATAGCAGTACCCATAATCGCAGCAAGTTTTAATTCGTTGTCATTAGTTTCAGGTTGGTCATTAAGTCTGTACCACACCTTACGTCGGCAACCACCTACCTCTGATGGACCAATCTGTACTTGAGTAGAACGTGAACGCTTTGCATCGCCTGCTTTAAGAGCAGTGAGCAATAGTTCTTTAGGATCAGTAACGCTCACTTCTTGTACTTCCAATCTACCCATAAATCAAATGCTCTGGCGATTAACATTCCAACCATTAGACCAACAAGAAATGTTGTCATACGTTCACCGCTCCAGATTCTTGTGCATCATTGTATAACTTGTAAGCAAGTCTGCACGCTAGCCAACCTTGTTGATGCCAGTACTGTGCAGCGTACTCTTCTGTCATATGAATGTATTTAACTTGATCTTCCATTAAAGTTCCTCTGATTTGCCTAGCATCCAAGCATCAAGATCTGACATACGGTAACGGTATCCATCACCCAACCTAACTCTTGGTACTCCAACAGCAGGTCCCTTTTGATATAAGTAACTTGTACTTACAGACAAGTACTCTGCTGCTTCTTCTGTCTTTATCCAACGTTCTTTTTGTGTATCCATTGCTTCCTCCTAGAACCGTTCTTGTACCACCAACTGTAAAGGCTTACCAGTGTTAGCGTCAAGGACCGAAGCAATCTCTACGGCTCTACGGGCGTGTCTCTTTGAATAGGCTAGGTCCATATCAGGTTTGACAATTGAATACAGGTAGCCAAGAGCAAGCTGGCCCCCAGAACCAATGCCATACGCTCCGTGATTTGCTTGGAAAAAAGAGAGATCACAAGCAATACGAAAGATATTACCGTTAAAAGCAATGAGATAATCGAAGCCATCATCTTTGTCCACCTTGTTGTAGTCGTAGTTGTTGTCGGTAAATGCTTGGATAATACTGGGTATAACTTTCTTTCCCATAAATTGCGCTGGCTCTTCACCTTTATACAGTGGTGGCTTCCAGTTGTAGGAAAGAATATCGCCTGGCCTAGTATCACCTGATAAACCAATAAGATACTTACCCACCTCAACTATCTTTGGCGTGCTAGTGGCAAGAGTTACTAGGTTATCTTCTGTGATCTGTGAGTCAGCTACTAGGACCGCGTAATCAATACCTTCAAGCGCCGCGATAGTTGTCATACTAGAGAGCCTACCAGTCAACGGCGTGTCGCTACTAGGCGACACCCTACTGGGCGCTACAATATGAGCCGTGAGGCGAATTAAACGGGTGAGCGCCCTCAAGGGGCGCACCGACAGTAACCGTACAGTAACCCTACGGTTCCGTCTACCAACCCTGCCATCGTTTAGATGGCGCAGGTATGCCCTTCCTGAGCCTTTCGGGGCCGATTTAAGACAGTTAGGACCCATCCACGTATGTACTTGTGGGTGTCAGGTCTTTAACGTCTTAGCCAGCTTTGAAGATTATGAACTGGTCTGGTACTTCTTAGATGCAACCTGTGTTAATTGTGGCAATCTAGTAATTGTCCCTTGTCCAGTAGATAAAGATGCAGCACAAACTCAGTAACCATAACGAAGAAGATCGCACTGCCACGTGCTCTGTTTGTGGTCCAACCAAGATGAAGCTACGAGATAAAAGTAGACCATTGGCTGGTAGATATAGATGCCGTACCATATGGAAGATTAACTACAACAACACCGTCTATCCATACATTAGACATAAAGGCACAGAATGTCAACAATGTGGGTTCATACCAGCACACATCTCTCAGCTAGATGTAGACCACATAGACGGTGACCGCTTCAATAATGACCCTGCTAACTTGCAGACCTTGTGTGCTAACTGCCACCGGCTCAAGACTCACCTATCAGGTGATAGTAACTCTGGCATATTTTAGGCATAAAAAAAGAAGCCCACCCCTTTCGGGGTGAGCCTCTTCGTTTGCCTCGCGCTTATGGGTTATTCAGACCCACGACCAAACTCTGTTGACTTTGGATCAAGCCACTTCAATACTGGACCTGCTACTGCAGATACTCCAGCCATTGCTAGTGCCTTTGGATCATTCACACCAGCAAGCCATAGGGCTAGCACAGATGCTACTGCTGCACGAAGGTACGATGCAAGCATCGCTTTTGTCTTTGTATTCATTATTCCTCCTAGGGGGATTAGGCTTTTGCACCGTGTAATTTACAGCAGGTACAAACTTCGGTCTTATATGCCTTCTTAACAGGCACTGATTTTACATTGGCAATGATTTGATTAACAACCTTTGGCTGGTTCATCCACCAGAACCAAGGACTAGTATCGTCACCATAACCATCGTTAATAGAAATGTGTAAGTGTTTTGTGTGCGGGTTGCTACCAGTATAAGGGCGATTTCCAAGGCGAGCCTTGTCCTTCGACCAAATCTTCTTGTTGAAAATAAGGTACTTAACTCGTTTGTCTTCTTTAAGTTTTTCAAATATGTCACTACAGTCAACCCCACTTTCGGGGTCGTGAGTTAAATCAACTGCATACCCTGTGTTGTGGTCAGATGTTGGACTCTGTTTGATGTGTGCTGCTGATGGCAGTAGGCCATCCGAGGCTTTCTTGCGAGATGGCTTGATTGCTGTGGCTTGTCGAAGGACAGCAATAGCTGCAGGTGTGGCTTTCTTGGCAACAGGTTTCATTATTCTCCATCTTTCTTTTCCTTTGGCTTAGACTTCAATCCATTTCCTGCAAGTACTCCAGCAAGAGAACCAGTAAGAAACACACACAAGGTACTAACAAGATCAATAAATGCAGCATCGTTGGGTGCCTGATCTCCTAATGGTTGTGTGATAAATAGCAGCGCATAGAGCAACGCAAAGACAGAACCAGCAAACACAATGGCTAGTATGATTCCGATAGTTACAATCAGTCTTGCGTGTAAGTCTTCTGGACTTAACTTACTTCTTTGGTTCATCTAATACTCCAGGCAAAGTGTCTTTGGTACAGGTACCAGTAGGAATACATTGTGGGGGATTGCACTCAGGCTTTTCCCAGTTCTTAAACTCTTGGCAGGGATACCTAACCCAGCCTTGGTAACCGCAACCGCTAAGAGTTATTGCGAGCAAGAAGAATGCGATAAATCTCTTCAACTTGTCGCTCCAATCTGTTTACCGAATCTTTAAGTGAACTACCAGAGTTAGGCTTGAGTTCATTGAGGTAGTGCTTAACCATCCAGCGCACAGCGCCAGCAAAGCCACCTACTATTGTCATTACTGCAACAGCAATTGTTGCGTAGTCTTGTGCTTGCATTAGACCGTCCTAATAGTTACTAAGAGCAATCCGCCGTAGCCAGAGAATCGCTTATCTGATGGTGTGTTGTTTCTAAAATCCATTTCCTCAATGATGCCAAGGTATGACTCACCAGTTCTAAAGTCTTGAATCTGAATGGTGTCACCATTGTTTTCTATTAACTCTAGTTGTGACAAACGATCATAGGCTGCACCTTCAAAGCCAACCTCGACTCCGAAGTGGTCTGTTTCGTGGTCAAAGCAAGAGAGTGGATATTGAATCAGTCTTTGACGTGGTGTTGCAGGCAATGAACGAATCTGGTAGCCAGTAAAGAGTGGTCCCTTACTCACATCAGTTGTTGAGCGAGATAGGGTAAATTGGAATCCAAGATATTCTTGAGCAGTTTGTGGGTAGTTAATGTTAATTTGAGGTACAGCAGATTCTTGACCAAAGACACCGATAGTGTAAAAAGTATCAGAGGCATCAATTGATTGGATAGTAACGCCACCATTGGTGGTATCTACACGAGCCTGCAATAACTTAAAGATTTTTGTCTCTAGTGTGTTGTATCGGATGTAACCAGTACGCAGATAACCAGTTGCTACTAGGCTGGTAGTTGATTCAGCCCAGGTGTTATTACCATTGGTAAAGGCTGCTCTATCTGAGTTGCCAAAGAAGGCTACTTGAGATGCAGTGGTAGTAGTACCAGTTGCTATCAAGTCCCAAGCCCAAGGAAAGAAAAGGCTATTTGCTAGAACAGTAGTAGATAGATCTACACGAACTAACCCTGCCGTACCATCTACAAGGGTTGCAATGTATGCATAGCTGTCTCTGAAAGAAATAGAGTTACAGGGTGCATCTCTAAAGAGCAGTGGCCCATATTGGATATCTCCAGTTGCATCAGAGATACCTACTCTAAAACCTAGACTGGTAGCAAGGATTGCATAAGCGCCAAGGTATACATCAAAGTCATTGATGCGCTCACCTTGTGGCATATCAATAATAACGGTAGGTGTTTCTAGTGTTGGAAAACCTAAAGTGTTAGGAGTCGTTGCATCTAAGGCAATCTTAAAGACTGATGATGATGTTCCGTTTGGATCATAACCTGATACATAGATAGCCTGTGGTCCTTCAGAGATACTAGACCATACCCAACTAGCATTAGGATGAGTAAATAGAGCAGTAGGTAGGGCAGCAGAAGCAGTAGCATTAGGATTAAGTTCATATAATACGTTTTCTTTAGCCAAGATAAGACGCTGTTTAACATAGCGGATAGTGGCTCTAGTAGTAGATGCTGCTGTATAAATCTCAGCATCTGCTGGAGATGCACCAACTGAACCTTTGTGGACTCTAGTGCCATTGATAAAGTAATAGTTAGAACCATCAGTTGTAAGGCTAAAGATAGTTGAAGCAGTACCTGCTTGGGTAATAGTTGTTGGCGAGCCACCAGTAGTAATCTTCTTTAACGCAGTTCCATCTGTTACAAAGATGCAGTCATTGGTGCCATCATTGACACCAATCAACTGAGCAGGTGCAGCACCAGCATAGAAACTGGCTGTGTCATAAAGCAGGGTAGCCTGGCCTCTAGTCCAGACATCTACACCTTTAGATTCTGTGTACTGGAAGCGTAGCGACTCTTCTTGCTGTGGCTCAAAGAACTTAATACCAGCGCCAAGGTGAAAGGATGATTGGCTGCGTAGCCACCAACCAGTTAGAGTCTGTTCTCCAGCCTCACGTGTCTGGTCAATCTGTTGCTTGCGATACTGAGCTGTGACACGACGATAAGGTGAATCGTCACTGTTCATTAAGAAGAACGGTAGACCAGCAATAGCTACATCGTATGCCTCACGGGTTGCTGCATAGGTAGTTGAGTTTGCAGGATTGGAAAGTACGTAGGGTATTCCCTCGGTAATATCATCGCCGTATGGCATCTACGCTCCTTTAAGTTGGCATAAAAAGATGAACAGTTTAGAGACTTGTTCAGGTCTATAAGATTAAAAATTAAGCAGGAAAAGTTACTTCAACCCAAGAAAGGGTTGGTTCATCCCATTCATATACTTTGCCATCTGTTGGCATAGGAGTTGGTGATTCCCATAGATAAGACTCTGTGTTTTTAGTCCAAGAAGCAAATGGTTGAGGTGGAGCAAAGCCAATACCATCAAAGGTATAACCAATACCAGCATAGTTCTTATGGATAGGGAACTTACCATTTGCGTGAACTCCACCAGTAGTGTTATAGGAAGTCTGTACCCATTCTCCACCTAGGTTTTGCTCACACCAGTCTGGTCCATCAGCAACAATTACTTGCGTGACAATTCCATCTTCTATCTTTGCGTAGTGACCCATTATCCATTCTCCTTTTCGCCGTAAAGCGTTTGTGTATTTACTAATTTAACATCACGCTTGGTGACTATGCC